GAGTGGAAAGACCACATGGCACATTTTAACCAAGAAGAATAAAAATGAATTCAAACATTTCATCGTTTTTAGGTTCATTTAAAGGTGACATAGCAAGACCAAACAGGTTTGATGTTACCATTAATGCACCCATTCCTCTATTGCCATACATTGCCACAAGTCGTAACTTGACCTTTAGATGTGAGAGTGCACAGTTACCAAGCAGAACCTTTGCAACCACCGACCAAAAGTTTGGTGCAAACCCTATTGAAAAACATGCATATCAGTCAAACTATAATGAATCTGAAATGACTTTCATTGTTTCCGATAACATGTCTGAAAAGATTTTCTTTGATGCATGGATGGAGTATATCAACCCAACCATCTCATTTGATTTCAATTATAGAAACGATTACATTTCAACACTACAAGTAAACCAATACAGTGTAGATAACAAATTGACATACTCAGTCAACCTTATTGATGCTTTTCCCGTTTCTGTTAATCAGTTAGACCTTGATTGGTCTAATGAAGGTCATCACAAACTTGCTGTTGTCTTTGCTTACAGATACTGGCAAAACAATTCTATTCAAGCACTTGGTTCCAGCCTATTGCAGGCTGGTATTTCTAGTGTTCTTAACAACACAGGTGGTTTGACAGGTTTGACAGCTAATGGAATTAATGCGATAACAAATAATTTTTAATGATTTGAGGAGATATAATGGCTTTACCAAAAATTGATACACCAATCTATGATTTGACTTTACCGTTATCTAAGAAACTAATTCGTTTTAGACCTTTCTTGGTCAAAGAACAACGTAATCTTATGATGGCAATGGAATCAGACGATAAAGAAACTATTCAAAAGAACATCAAACAAGTTTTACATAACTGTACCTTGACAGAGAATGTAGACATTGATTCTTTACCTATTCTTGATATTGAATACTATTTCATTCAACTGAGGGCCCGTTCTGTTGGTGAAGTTGTTGAAAACAAATATCGTTGTGAGAACGTTGTTAACGGTGCTCCATGTGGTCATTTGATGGAAAACAAATTCAACTTGTTGGAAATCAAAGTTAACCAAAGTGATGTTAAAGATGAAATTCAATTGACCGATAAGATTAGTATTAAACTAAGTTATCCGAAGTTTTCAGTATTGAATGCTTCAGCACAAATTGAAACTGCAACTGATATGGCATTTGAAATGATTGTAAGCAGTATTGTTCACATTTTTGACGGTGAGCAATTCTACTATGCAAATGAAGTTGCAAAAGAAGAAATGGTTGAATTCATTGAATCTTTGAATACTGACCAATTTGGAAAGATTGAAGAATTCTTTGACAACCTACCTACATTGAATAAGACCCTTGAAATGGACTGTGGTAAGTGTGGTTTTCACCATACGATTGAGGTGGAAGGGTTAGAAAATTTTTTCGGGTAACATTTCGTCATGATACATTAAGAAATTATTATACGACAAACTTTGCATTGATGCAACATCACAAATACAGTTTGTCGGAACTTGAAGGTATGATACCTTGGGAGCGTGAAGTTTACGTTACTATGCTTGCTCAGTATATTGAAGAAGAAAATGAGAAGATAAAACAAAGAAACATGGAACGTAGATGAGTAACAAGTCACAATTAGATTCGGTTATTGACGAATTAAGAGCAACAACAAAGTCTCTTGAGGATCGCCGTGCCGAATTGGACAAACAAATTGTTGATATCTTAGCTAAAAAAGCTTCAATGGACCCCGAAGAAATTCTTAGGGGTTTAACCAATCGTAGAAATAGAAAATCTACCGTAAAAGAAACTACAAAACCCAAGACTTCAGTTAAACTTGGTTCTGTGAATTCTGGTTTCTATGCTGATGCTATTACTGCAAGCAAACCAAGATTGCGTAAAGGTGATTCAGCGGCAAACATTGGTTCTAAAATCTATGCAACTATACAACATGACGTAGCAGAACAAAGAATTAGAAAAGAATTGTCTAAAAACTTTGAAGAAGAAAAATGGGAAAGAGAACAACAGGAACATAAAGAGTTGTTGGATGCTATAAAGAAAGCACAACAACCAAAAGTTTCAAAAGTTAAAGAGACACAAAAAACTAAAACTGAAGTTGCAAAGTCTGAACCAACTAAACCTGAACCTGCTAAACCAGAATTGGCTAAGAATGAGACGGTTGCAACAAGACCTAAGGTTGAAATACCAAAAAATAAAGTTGCTTCTGCATTGAAAGTTGAACCAGAAATTGTTTCATCATCAAGAACTGCAACCTCTACTGTTGTTTCTACTGCCACCCGTGGTGCGGCCGCAACCACTGTGGCTAAAGCTGCATCAGGTGTTGCTGTTGCCGCAGTATCAAGTATTGCTTTAGCCAAAATAAGAAAAAATGAAGAATACTCCGCTCATGCATATCCTGATCCTAAAAGAGACTCTAAAGGTAAAGAAATAGAAAAACATTTTTCTATTGGTTATGGTCATCAAATAACCAGTCAAGAAATAAAAAGAGGGTACATTGACGTTTCAGGTAAAAAGATACCTGTTCTTGGAGAGTTGGGTAAAGATACGGTTATATCAAAAGAAGATGCCGATAAATTATCCGAATTTGATTATAAGAAGTATGAAGACTATGCAAAAACTTTACCGAACTTTGATAAACTCAACTTAAAAGCACAGGCAGCATTAGTTGATATGACTTATAACATGGGTGTTGGTTGGTTTAAAAATTGGCCAGGATTACGTGTTGCACTTGAAAAACTGGACTTGAATGCCGCATCCGAAAGTATTATTAATTCAAAATATTATAAAGATACTGGAAAAAGGGCCCAAGAAAATGCTCTAATTATTAAAAATGGAATTGACAAAACAAAAGAAGTTCCAACACAAGCGGCCGCCGGTCAACAGATTTTGAATGCATCAAACTTGAACAGTGACCTAAAGAAATCAAATTCGCAAACCACGGTTATAATAGACAACACACAAACAAACATAATTGGTGGTTCAAAACAAACTCCTCAAGTAATTACAACACCAACACCATCAGAAAAACCAGTAATATTAGGTAACTAAAATGACAAATAGAATGTCTTATCAAAGAGCCCAAGGCCTTAAAAATAAAGGTCTTGGTTCACTTATTGTAGATAGAATTATATCAGGTGAAGGTGTTGGTCGCTCAATTAGAATTGCCATATCCGATAAAACAGTTGCAAAGTTTACACGCATCAAAGAGAAGTTTGACCCGCTTAATATAGCCAAGGCTCTTGGTGGCCGTTTAGGTGCATATGCTGTTGGTAGATTGACTGGTCGTAGTAATGAAGATATTTCTTATTTTACAGGCAGAAGAATCAAAGCAAGACAAGTAGAAAGTAGAATGAATCCATTGGTCACCAAAGTGTCTGAAGGTGACCGAAGAAAATTGAAAAGGGGTGATGGTCTTGCTGATGTAATGTCTAAGATTTACAACCTCATCAAAGCAAACATAGAAGAACAAAGACTACACCATGAGTTAGAACATAATCTAAACATTGACAAGGAAAAACAACGTAAGAAGTGGCATAAAGATTTGATTAGTGCACTTAGTGGCTTTAACGTCAAAGTTGGTACAACCGCAAAACCAGAAAAGAGAGAAGGATTTCTTGATGGTATTATAAAATTTATCACCGATGAAATTGGAAAACTTAAAGAACTTTTTGGTCCTGTATTGACATTTTTCAATGACATTAGAAAATTATTTGGTGAAGGCCTGATGAAGTCTTTTAGTATGTTAAAGAATCTATTGGAGAATCCTTTTATTAGAGGATTGTTAGGTGAAGTTGCTATTGGTGTTGCCGCTGGATATTTACTTGCTGAAGGTTTTATCAAACTTAATGAAAAGATAATGCAAGGTGTTCAAAAAGAAAATGAGAGATTGGGTGGACCTGAAGCAGCAAAAATAACAAAAGAACTTCAACAATCCGACAATAGAAACCAACTAGCAGAAATTCCTGACCAAGAATATGATAGTCCTGAATATGAGGCAAAGCAAGCCAAATTGGCCGCAGCAATTGCAAGCAAGCAAAAGAAGATAGAAGAAATAGTAAAACCTTATGGCTATGTTAAGAGTGGTGTTACACGTAGTGGTGAATACCTTTTCACAAATGCAAAAGGTGCAAAACTTCCTTCTAAGGCTTTGCAACAAGCAGGTGAAATGGCCGATTCGGGTGATATGTCTAGAAAGCTTAACATACCAAGTCCTTTAGACGTTAAACCAAGACCTAGTGATGCACTACAGGCACAGGTATGGGATAGTAGATATGGTAAGACTAATGATCCGACAACAGGTAAAGCACTAACCGCTTCTCCTGTTCCGGCTGAACCAAATTCAACTACAAAAAGAGTGCAAGATGCTATTGGTGAAAACAATAACCTGAACTTAACCAACAATAAACCTAATGTTATTAAGATAGACAATTCAAAATCTATCAATACAGGTGGTTCTTCTGGACCTGCTGTAACCATGGATGGTTCTGTCCCGGTTAGAACCGATGATCCAACCTTGCAGAATATTCAAAAGAAGAATTTGAGGATGGTATAAAAAACCCCGCACTAGGCGGGGTCTTCATTTTACTCGTCAGCTAACTTACTGAAGTAGGCCAAATCGTCATCATCATCGGTAACCAACTCAGGTTCTTCCTGAACTGGTTTCTTAGGTGCAGATTTCAATGTCTCTACTGTGGTCTTAGGCATTGGTGTATCACCATTCAAACCTAGAACCTTTTCAAGGCGAGCCTTCAAGTCATCATAAGACTTGAATTCTTTGTCTGCAACCAACTCTGCAAGAGAGTGTTCTGACTTCCAAATCTTTTCCAACTCATCGTCATCATCCAACAAAGCGGATGAAGCGGCGAATTCAGACTTGTCATAGTTCTGATAGCCAGCAACCTTAGTGATACGCAACTTGAAGTTAGCACCAGTCCACAGGTCAAATGGATTGATTGCTGTTTCATCTTCAAAAGCGGGATTCATTGCACCTGTAATCTTCTCAAAAATCTTAGCACCGAACTTGAACAACTTAACTTGTCCTTCATTCTCGGGGTGCTTAGGATCAGAAACGATATACACGTTAGCAATGTAATTCAACTTACGTTTTTGCTTACGAACGATTTCTTTGTTGGCTTCAATGCCAGAATTCCACAACTTGTTATTGTGTTCACACACAGGACATTGTTGGTTCTTGGTAGTCAGGCAGTTATCAATCAACCAGCCGCCACTTCCCTGGAATCCATGTGAAAACACCTTAACCCACGGTAACGCATCGTCACCATCTACAGCAGGAGCAGGAAGAAAACGAATAACGGCCGATCCGTTCCCAACTTTATCAACCTCAGGTCGCCAGTAATTGTCTTTATTGTCAGCACCAGAAGATGATGAGTTTAGTGCTTCAACGGCTTTGGCCAATTTATCCAAGTTGCCGGAGTTTCTTTTAAGATTTGCAAATGATGTCATATTATTTCCTTTATATAACGGTGTGTAAAAAATATTAACGGATTATCCACTTAAACATAACAAAAGTTTATTTTATAATAAAATACAAGAGTTGTCAAGCATACTCCCAAAGATAACCATATGAATACCGAATAATACCTCGGCAACATTTGGAGATTTGGTTATAATTTTTTGCATTGATTTTTCTTGCGGCAGAACGGACACTATCATGTATTGCAATGAGATTGCCGTCCATATCAAACTGTTTGACCTTTTTACCCTGCAATTGGGTTAAAATTTCAATATTCTTTTTTCTATTCTGTTCTATGGTTTCAGCCTTATGCTTTTTGCCAAAGAATTGGTTTTGTTTTCCTACTTTTGTGGATTGCATTTCAGATAAATGTTTTTTAGTTTCATCATCATGTTTGCAACCATAAAATGGATTACTTTCACCAATGGGTGATTGTATAAATTCTGTTTCTTCAAACTTGAAAGTTTTACAGAATTCTTTTAAGTCCTCTAAGAAAAAATCTAGGTCGTTCATATACCTATTTATCCACGCAACAATGCGTCCAAGATACTAATTGTTGTCAAGGCATCCTTGTGAAGAATACCAGTACCACCTGCTTTATTCCAATCATCAATAACAGAAGGTGTGTCATCAATGATTATGGAATTTTCGTCAGCAAATTTATACTTGAACTGTTTGCCAGGTACAAAGTTTGCGGGATAGTTGATGTTGTGTTTGCCAAGCCAGATTTCCTTTTGACGGGAGATTTCAGCATTGCTCACTGGTCGTGCAGTAGAAGAAAGAATCTCTACAGGCACACCACAAGTTTTGAGGTATGACAACAATTCTGTTGCATCAGGCATCATATCAAGGTTCTGAAACTCTTTGTTTTGAATGAATGCACCGAACCTTGCACCAAAACGCTTACGTGCATCATCATGTGATGGTTCACAATCATACAATTCTCGGTATCGTTTGGTGAAGTCAGCAATTACACCATCAAGGTCCAAATAAATCTTAGTAAATTTTGTCATCTCATTATCTTTCATTATAAATATAGGTGTCCGTCACGATGTACCACCATCCACGGACTCTATGTTTAGCATTGTAACAGGAAACACAGCACATGTCAAGTATTTATTACATCTATGCCTATCTTAGAAAAGATGGCACTCCATACTATATTGGTAAGGGTAAAGAAGATAGGGCGTGGAAACATAAGAAAAAAGATGTAACACATCCACCAAAAGATAAATCTAAAATCATAATCATGGAAGGTAATCTTACCGAAATTGGTGCTTTTGCTCTTGAACGCAGATATATCCGCTGGTGGGGGAGAAAAGATAAAAAAACTGGTATACTTAGAAATCGTACCGATGGTGGTGAAGGTGGAACCGGACATTTAGGTAATAAAAATCCTATACCACAATCTGTAAAAAATAAAATTTCACTAAGCAAAACCGGCACAAAATTAACAAGAGAACATAAAAATAATGTATCTCAAGGTTTGAAAGAATATTTCAAAACAAACGAAAATAAAAGAAAAAAGAAAGTAAAAACTCCAGTTGGCATATTTAATTCCAACAAAGAAGCTTCAGAATATTATAAGACCAAAAGTTTAGGACATTGGATGAGAAAATATCCTAATGATTTTTATTATCTCTGATAATTTTCATTAAAATATTCTTAATTTTTTCTTTATCATAAACTAAAAATGGTTCGTACTTAGTGAATTTTAATCTGTGATTTGGCCACAATAGGTCGTCATCAATTTTTCTATCCCACATTGGAAAAAAATTAAGAAAACTATTCAATATTACAATAGTTTCTACTGAAATTGTACCAGACATTACCTCACGGAGTAAGATAGGATGTTGACCATCATTGACAATCAACATTTGTTCTGGTGAACCTCCATCTGTCAGTTTTTCAATATCACTTTGAAAAACATAAGATAATGACTGATTTATCTTTTGCCACTTCTTGTATGCCGCTTCACCTTCAGGTCCTGTCATTTCACCAACCCAAGACGAATCACCGTATACAAAGTTTGCAAGGTAAAAGTTCCGCAATTCTTCCAAGGAGAACTTCCGTGAAAGTTTGTAGAAACTGTATTTGTCTTTACGTTTGAGAAATGTTTCTTTAGATACATTGGTCTTACCGTTGTATTTAAAGAAGTCGTAGGATTTTGAGGTGAAGTGCGTCTTTAGTGCATTATAAAGTGCAAAGGATGCAAAACCTGTACCTTCATTCATAGCGGAAGTTTAGATGCTTTTTTGATTAGATTAACTGATTGTGCTTCTTCACGGATTCGTGCTTTGAGGTGAGATGAAATTAAGGTGGCAGCCACCTCAATCTCAATACCTGTTTCTTCGCAATGTTGGACAATAGCATCCATGCAATGAATGTCATACTGTTCTGCAATATCCTCAATCTTTAAGGAGAATTCACGGATTTCATCTTTAGTAGGCATTATTTGGCTTTCAATGCATAGACCATGCAAAGGTTATCTGTCTGTGTTGCATATGCACACTTAACAGAAATAGGATCAATACCTCTTTGAATGGCTGAGTCCATGTTTTTTGACATGTTGTTACGGTCATTAATGTTTGACAAATAAGAACTAATGATTATTGATACGGCAACAATAGTGATACATGCCAATAATGTGATAACAACTTTCAAATTTGAATTTTGGTTTTCCATATTAAATGATTTCCTTGTTTCTGTCAATTGAGTCTTTGTTGGATCGGTAGAAGATGTGTTGTCCAATTTGTTTGACCTTTTCCAAATGATGCCAACCAGGGTGGACGTAATCTGCATGGTAGTATGTCGCACCTTCTGTAACATCTTTTTGCCTTTCATAGTTAACCACTAAGTTTGTTGCGAGATCCAAGATTTCATTATACAACCTTTTATCGGTGATTGGCAAGCCCTTACCATCTTTCTTTTCGCAATACCAAGAAAACTGACACGTTCCTTTTGTTTTCTGTTTTACCACGGAACAAATATCATCACCATAACCGGATTGTAAACGGTTAATTGTAACGAAAGCAACGGCCTTCTGACCATCTAATGGCTCATGTGCCGCTTCATGATAGATATTTTGTGCCAAACAATTTACCTGAACTTTAGTTTCGTCAGATAGTGCATTGTAAGTGGTTTTGAACGGTAAATTATAAGTATCAATGTTGATACAGGATAACATCAGTATGATTGCTGAAAAGAATACTGCTACAAGTATAATTCTACTTTGCATGTGATTCTCCAGTTAAATGGGTGGGTTTTGTAAGAACCCACCGAAACTTATTGGACTCTTAGAAAGAGAACTTTGCACCTACAGCAACGGTGTTACCATCAAATGCTTTTGCTTTGTGGTCACCTTCTTGGAAACGGTAGTCAGCAGTCAATGCCAAAGACTTTGTAACTGGAACAGTAACGCCAGCACCAAGGTCTGCAAAGTAACGGTCACCGCTCTTAACGCCCTTTTTGTCCAAGTAACCAACACCAACCTTAGCAGTCAATGTAGTACCTGCAATTTTAGCAACGTCATAACCGCCACCAACAATGAACTTGTCTAGGCTACGTTTGGTTTCACGGTCAAATTCAGCAGTAACGCTGGTTTTACCAAATTGTTCACCAACAGTCAAGCCATAACCATTACGGTCTTTCTTGCTGTAGTTGTCGATAGAACCATTAACACCAACTTCAACGGCTGATGCAACTCCAAATGCAGCCATCAAAGTGGCCAATAGAACTAACTTCTTCATTAAAAACTCCTTTAAGTTAAGATAAGATGGTTGGTTATTCTGTTACGAGGAAACCAACCGAAACCCTAAGCTGCCTTTAAGCTGCTAATGCGAACTTTTCATCGTTTGCGTTTGTTTTGATTTAGTGTTTACGTCAACTCTGACGGATAGCCTAATATAATACTTGTTACCCTGTCGAAACCATTGCATCCCCATCATAAAAATTCAGGCTTAGATTATGTGGATGTCCGTGATACCTTAGTCATCTTCATTAACGCACGGCGCAGGCCTGAATTTTTATGGTGGAGATGGGGAGAGTCGAACTCCCGTCCAGAATACTTTTCTTATACCAAGTTTACTATCATTTTAGCGCACCGCTTCGGTGTGCTTACCTTTGACAGACTTCTTCAATAACTTCATCCAAAATTTCTTGGCTTTTTCTAAGTTATGTTCAAATTCTGCACGATTCAGTTTTTGGATTAATTTTTTGACTTTCATTGATTTGGTACCAATACAATTCGTTTAGTGTTAGTTTGTGGATCAAACATTTCTTGCCAGTGATAACCAGGAGGTGGTAATTGAACCGTAGGTTGTGGCTGAATGTAGACTGGCGGTTGTTGGATGTAGACCGGTGCTTGTTCAACCATGATAGGTCTAGGTTGTGATGCAAGTTCTGCACCAATAACAACACCTGCGGCCAACGGAACCCAACCGACACCAGGACCACCCCAATGGTGATGAGGACGATAGCAACAGTAATCAGCAGAAGCCGCAGTTGCTAAAGTTGCCAATAAAAATAAAGTAATAAGTTTTTTCATGTTAGTATCCTATCAGAAAGTGTTAAACATGTCAAGCGTTTTCTGGAAAATTACCGAAATAGCTTCAGTATTTATGCATAAATATAAACAGTTAATAAACGGACTCAACACTATGACAATTGAAAGCTCTGGAACATTAGGATTAAATGGTACTTGTACTGGAGGCAGTGGTGCACGTAATCAAATTGGTGCTGAAGTCGGTAAATCAGCGGGAAGCACTCTTTGCATGAACAACTCATGTTTAAGAACACTTTCCGGTACAAGTAGCGGTTCAACAGTCAGTTTTAGCACATTCTACGGCAAATCTTCTTCTGGCTGTGCAACATACAGTTCTCCTGGAACTTATACATGGGTTGCTCCAAGTGGCGTCAGTAGTGTGTCCGTTGTTCTTATCGGTGGAGGCGGCGGCGGCGCACTAAGTTGTGCTGGTTATGCTGGTGGTGGTGGAGGTGCCACCGCATGGAGAAATAACTATGGTGTCAGTGGTGGATCCAGTTACACCGTCTATGTGGGTTCTGGTGGAGGCAGTCAACAAGGCGGCAGTTATTCCTATTTTATCAGTTTAGCTACAGCCGGTGCATATGGTGGCACTGGTGCACAATCCTTCACATGTTGTGGCTCACGCTATGTATACGGCGGTTGCGGCGGCGGTACAGCAGGTCCAACAGGAGGAGGTACCGGCGGCAAAGGAAATACAAGCGGCTATGCTGGTGGTGCAGGTGGTTATTGCGGCGCGGGCGGTAACGCCACCTCAGCAGGATCAGGCGGTGGTGGCGGCGGCGGCAACGGCACGTCAAGCACTTCAAGAGGTGGCGGTGGTGTTGGATTAAGAGGTAAGGGCTGTAACGGCGCTGCTGGTGGTGGTGGCGGCTCAGGTGGTGGCAACTCTGGTACAAATGGTGCAGGTGGTGTTTACGGTGGCGGTGGTGGTGCATCCAGTTCTTTTGTTGGATGTGGAGCAAAAGGTGGTGCAAGAATTGTTTGGCCAGGTTCTTCACGTTCATTCCCCTCAACAAATGTTAGTTAATAGTGAGAAATGATATGAGTGATAGATTGTATATTCAAGTAGAGAATGGTGTTACAGTAAATCATCCAGCGGTACAGTTAAATCTGTTATACGCTTTTGGTGAAATTCCTTCAAATTGGAAACCATTCAATAGAACTTTATTTTCAGAATCTGGTATAACTCTAGGTGTTTACCAGAAAGCAAACTCCACATATGTTTTATCCGATGATGGTGTAACATGGCAAGACAGTTGGTTTGCAGAAGACATGACTGAAGAAGAAATCACTTATAAGCAAAATCTAACAATCACAACATGGGCGAACAGGCCATATGCAAATAATTTTACAGCATGGACTTTAGATACAGAAACATGCACAATGGTTCCACCACATCCAAGACCAACGCCACCTGAAGGTCTAGCATATCGTTGGAACGGCAAAATAAATGACTGGCAGATAGCACCACATGCGCCAGACGATGGTCAAAACTATAATTGGAATTTTGACACTTGGGAATGGGAACTTGTGTCTTAATTTGGGTTTGAAGTAATGATGGCGGTTGATGTTTCTCTATCAATCGTCATATAACCTTGACAACTCATATTCCAATCATCACCACCGGCACCATTGCCGGTAACACTATCTGTTACAACCAGACCTTCAATGCGAAAGTGTTTGAATAGATACTCTTTACCATTTTCAAACACACGCCAAACGTGATCCATTGAACCACGGCCAGATTGTCCTCTAGACTTGTTGAATCTTATGTGGTAGGTGTTCATACAATTTCCGGAATGCATTTATCCAAAGAATCAACCTCAAATGTTGGTTTTATGTAACTCACACCAAGCGTAAAGTGTATGAAGTTTAAAGGAGTTTCAACACTATGCCTTGTGAAACTATGTGGAACCCAACTAGGCACAAAGAATAAATCTCCCGGTTCTGGAATGAAATTGATTGCTGTACTACCCATAGTAATCTTTGACATATCAACTTCAGGCAAATTAACCAATTTTTTTGCTGGTCTTGGGTCATGAATGACCATTCTACCAGAATCTTCAGGCACATCTAAAAAATAAAAACCAACGAGTTGACAACCATATCCGTGAACATGTTCTTCGTGTGCGCTGTGTTTATAATGTTGTTGACCCCAAAACTCTTGGAAGAATACAGTCAAGTCTTGCATATTGTAACCTTGACTTTCCAGAATATTCCAACCTGTTGCACCAACAAAGTCCACAAAGTCTTTGATACTTGGTTCTTCAGTTAAATTACCAGTTTGATATAGTGGATAGATTGGGTCTAAAGTATTTGTTTTCTTGATTTCATCAATCGCATCAAACATGACCTTCTTAACCTCATTCAAATATTGAGGTTTAGAAATTTTATAAACTGGTGTTGTAAAGTATTCATATGCCTCAAGCATGTCTTTTGCTTCACAAACTGGTGCATCACCAACAATAACAGGTTCACTCATATCATCCTCTACTTTTATAATAACTAATTGCTTCAGCTAGACCATCAATGTGGTCTTGTGTTCTTTCTTTAAAAATTAATGGTTCAGAATCTTTTACTGCCATGATAATCACCAAGTTATCAATTGGTGCACCAATAAGTTCTTCATACATCAGGCTGTATGCGGTTGTTTGCCAAAAGTAATCTAGAATAGAATCTCTGGACTTTGGTCGTGATGCAGTCTTAAAGTCAATGACAGCAAGTTTACCTTCATACTCAGCAATACAATCAACACGACCAGCCATACCAAGTTGTTTAGACCATAGTGCGGCTTCTTGGTAATGAATGTTGTTAATCTTGTTGAGATATGGTTTGATGGACAGGAAGTATTCCAATGCATCAGGCATGATACCTTTCATGTAATCAGGCTTGTTGTTGAGATAGTTCTCGCAAATCGTATGGACGTTAGTTCCACGTGATGTTGCTTGTTTACTGATACGATTGGCTTCTTCTTCACCAACACGTTTACGCCATTCAAAGATGGCTTGTTTCTTCTGTGCACCAAGAACGGTGGTTACAGAAGGTAAACGAGTACCATCTTCTAGTGTGTAATAACGCTTGCCGTCTGGAAAGGTTTCTGATTTTAAGTCACTGAGTTCCCGTGGGGGACAATAATTAAACATAATATACTTTATAGTTAAATTTTATACGCCGTAAGCCATAATCGTTGGACTGAATGTGGTACTTGCGTTTCCTGTTGAAATGACTATGCGAAACCAATAAGTTTGTCCTGAGCCCAAACCTGTAATAGGATAACTTAAAGAAAAGTTACCAGCAGTATAACGACCTCTGAAACCATTGGCGTATTGATATTGTTGAATTATTGAATTCCAATTTACACTGTCTGAAGAAGTTTGAAGTGTCACATATTGGATTGTTAAACCATTATCTTCTGTGCATGTCCACGGCGATTTAACAAATACAAAAATATTACCTTGTGGACCGGCAGCAACGTTGCTACCTACAGTATAATAACTGTTTCTTCCTAAAGATAAGTTATTAGAATATGTGTATGCATAGTTATTAAGTTGTGAAACGTTTTGTACACTTCCGTTACCAAAACGAATATCTCCATTCTCCAATATTGTTGACATTTTATTTTCCTAACAAGGTATTATACACCAAAACCCATAACTGTCAACCAATTTGATGTGGGTGATGCGGAGCCAGTTGTTCTGGCAAACTGGAAATAATATGTTTGGTATGCAC